TCTACACATATAATAGACTCTGCGTTAGATAGCATACCAATCCAGTTAAACACGCTGGGCGTCATTCCTTCTTTGATTTCAATCTGTTGCCAATCCTCTGGGATAATACTAGTGTCAAACCCAGCACGGTAATCGCTACCATCCAAATGAAGAATGGCAAAATGTTCAGGACTCCCAAGTTTTTTGTAAAGCGTACCTTCAGCATCATAATCCCTTGTAATGCAATCAGCCAAAGTCCACTTCTTAAGGAAAGGAACCCCTGCTACAGAATACTTATATTGATCAAACTTCATGAGTTGGAACTCAGGTCGGGCTGTGAACTCAGGATGTCCGGTTAGGGCATTGTATAGGCACAGGACTTCGTCGACCTTGAAGTTTTTAAGACGTTGCATGGGAACGTCATAGAAGAATGGGCCGGGGTCTACTGGAACTGGAATCCATTTGACCCAGGGTACATGATTGACTACATTGTCGAGAAATACATCAGCCACGGGCCACAGGATTTCCCAACCCTCGTCATAATAATGTTTCGCAATAGGAAGGGAGATAAGAATGTCACCCCAACCCCCTCGACTGGATAATGCCCAGTCTTTGTTTCTTAATCATATCTCATTTCCTGCATAAATATTGGTGTAGTTCGCGGAATTGGCGTTCCCAACTACTCTAACAAGAAAGGACCTTATCAGCAATGTATTTAAACACCATTCCAGCCTATGTCTATAAAATTAGACATATACCTTCGGGACAATATTATTTTGGATTTAGAAAAGCCCATATAAAGTCTAATCGAACTCCAGAACAAGATTTCCTTATATATTATTATAGCAGTTCCCGACTAGTAGAGTCAATGATTAATGAATACGGAATTGATCAATTTGAGTGTTCTATTATCTATCAGGATGTAGATACAGACAAAGCATTCTGGTATGAGCAGGATTTGATTAAGGCTAATTGGGGAGATCCGTTGCTGATTAACAAACAATATAGAGATAAGATGACAAGCAAGGGCGTATTTCTTTTATCTAAAAGACCAGTAGGCGTAATTGAACAAATACATAAAACTAAAATTGAGAAATATGGGACACTATCACCTATACGTCCGGGCTCGATTGAAAAAATGGTTGCTACCCGAACTGCGAGGGATAATTACAAACACGATTCTAATTTTGGTGAGAAAATGTTGTCTACTAAAATGGAAAGGTATGGGACTTTGAATTCCAATACACCTGAATCTAGAGCCAAATCTCGACAAACTAAGATAGACAGATATGGAGTAGCGCAACCTAGACATACTCCTGAAACTATTGAAAAACTAAAGAAGATTCCACACACTCGAGAACAAATTGAAAAATGTTTAGAGACTAAACGAAAGAATGGTACGATGGACAGTAACACTCCTGAAACTATAGCCAAAAGAAAAGAGACCCTACTTGCCAAGTACGGTACGGTTAATACTCGTGAAATAGCAAGATTAAAGTCTCTTCAAAAAGATTAATTGCTCATGCTAAGGTTACATTTAAAACATTGCCCGATCCATACATGCCTTCGGCAAGTTGTTGAGCTTCAATATAGTTGTCGGCGTTAAGCAGTACGTGAGTAGTAACTTGACGGCCTTGAATAGCAACCCAAACTCGATATGTGTTCATAATAACCTCTTGAAGTAGTTAAAAATACATTATAAGTTCAAATTGCCAAAAAGTCAATTAAAGTATTCGATTCTTTCTAAATTTGGAAAGAAACATTCATTACGCTCAATTGGTAAGTCCACACGATATTCACATGCAACATCTACACCTAATCCAATGGCCAATGCCAATGCTTGGCTTTGGTTACCAACAAAGTGCTCGCACCCTGCAATAACTTCTGCCAATTCTAACATGGTCTTTGTTTCCTGATAAGGTATATCCCAACCAGTATCGCGTTTGAACTTTTCGTATTCATTTGGCAAGCCAACGAATATGGCTTCTTCAAACATTTTCATTTCTGTCCAAGTTGTCCATTGTGGGCCCAACAGTGGGGGAATCCAACGCTCTGTTCTATTAATAACAATTGGACGTCCAGGAATTGGTTTGGGATTGGGAACAGTTAACCAAGGAGTATTACGCAAGGTATCTAAATCATCAATGCCAAATACTGTACCATAGATGTCTACATAATTGCCAGGGTGCCCAACAAATGGCACACGGAATCTATCCAAATTGTGAGTAATTTCTGTTTGTGGAGTCATTACATCAAACTTACTAATATACTCTTGTGCTTCCATAAAACTTTTCATGTATTCAAAGTCTTGTGGAGTTAATCTGCCCTTATGGTAAGGATTGGGAGGACTGCCATAATAATGTTGCCCAATCCAATCAATTTGATTAAGGTGTAGATAAAATTCGCCCCCGCCGAAATGTTTTACGACAGGCATGCTATAGATAAGGTCGCCAAAGGCGCCACTGTGTTTAAATCGTTTCATATTAGTAATTATATATGCGTTTAATACTATTTACAAGTCAACATTAATGCAATTCTTTTTTTAGGTAAATATTAGTTTGACAAGAACCTAAACACATGGCATTAACACTTACCCTTTCAACAGATTCCAATTATGGTATCAGTGGCGTAGTATCAGTATCTACATCAACTGCTTCGGTTACAATATCCGTTGGCAGTTTGGTACAATTATATAATAATATGCCCGGATCAGGGGCAACGATTCCGTTTTCATGGAATAACCAAACTGGCTTTGCTGGATATTTTACTCCAGGATCAACTTACACAGTTAATGCCAACGACAATTTTAATAATACCACAGCCACATCAATTACTCTTCCCAATGCTAGTTTAACACTAACATTTACAACTGGTAGCTATACAACATCTACCATGAACACTTTGTTGGGAACATCATATACTGGTATGGTTTCAACATGGGCCGCTGGACAAGTAACTTATGTATTGAGTGGAGCAACAGGTCAAACAATTCAAACCAGTGCATTAGCTGATAACTCAGCAATCAAAACTGTAAAAGATTACGGCACTGTTTCGGCTATTGGTAATGCGGCATTTTTAAACTGTAATAATTTAACATCAGTAATAATTCCTTATACACAGACTTTAGGTAATTCAGTCTTTGAAGCCTGTAGAAACTTGGCAATTGTAAACATTGCTTCCGTTGTGACAGCTGGATCAGGTAATACCAATGGACCATTTTTAGATTGTCCTGCACTGACTCAAATAACCATGCGTGGATCAACTTCTACGCAAAGTTTATTTGGTTCAATACCACCAGCAAGATATATTCTTACCTATGTAATTGGCAGTGACACATGGCCACAATTAACCATGGCCGTAGGGGTAACCCAAGCATATACAGGCACTACTGTACAGGTAGTTTCTACAGGTACAAACTTACCAGATGGCTGGGCATTTACTGCATCAGTTTATAGTTCACTGTTAACTGGGTATTTCAATACTACTACATTCTTTCAGTTAAGTGGTGGTAATACTACCAATAGTATTACCATTCCAAATGGTATTCCTAATACAGATACTGTTTACATTTCCTATAGTTCTAAAGGATCTTTATTCCCAGAATCTACACTTGTTTATGACGGGTTGACCAAACTATACAGTAATGTACCGGTATCTGCTCCTATTACAATTATCCCAACACCAACAACTCCGATAACATATACAGCGCCATCAACTGTAAACAGTTATGTAACATTGGCTTATGGCACCAGTGCTGACATTCTTCCATTAAATGTTACTGGCGTTTACAATACCGCTAGTATATTATCAACAGCAACATTTGGACCTTATAATGGTACAGCCATTGTTGTTTCTAGTAATGTTATTGAATATACTCCTAATCCTACATTTGATGGAGTGGATCAAGTAGTTTATACTGTTACAGGTCCAGGCAATTTAACATCTAATAGTTCTACAATTTTTATCACTGTTCCAGCACCTAGCATCAGTCTTAGTGCAAGATCCTTTGGATTGTCTGGAACTACATTTGCCCCAGGTAGAGTTGGTGGTAACTTTATTGGCACATTCACTGCGGCAGGCGGAACTGGCCCATACATTTACCAAATAGCCAATGGATATTCTTTACCACCAGGATTAACACTTACTAACACAAATTCAACGGCTGTAATAACTGGTACATTTACAACCATTGGCAGTTACAATTATGCTATACAGGCAACAGATAGTAGCACTCCTCCAGCTTCTGGAATATCATCTGTATACAGTCAACAAGTTTATCCTTCAATCCCTAATGGATTGGCAACTACATTTGCCACTACTGAAAACGCATCCAGTGCCACAGTTGCATTAAACTTTGATAATCCTCCTATATCGGTAGCAGTAGTTTCAGCTCCTAGTCATGGTACTGCTATTGCCAATGGCGCATCAATTACCTATAAACCAAATGCTGGATACAGTGGAAGTGACAGTTTTACATTCCATGGTACTAACATCAGTGGCACTGGATTACCAGGTACTGTTACAGTTACAGTCGCACCTAACACACTAGTATTATCACCACCAGTTGGTACTACACTGACATCTGGTAGACAAAAACAATCGTACATTCCAGTTACCTTGTCAGCTAGTGGCGGGTATGGTGCTTATACATTCTCTGCTACTGGCTTGCCACCTGGATTGTCAATCAGTGCAAGCGGTGTTATTAGCGGAACTCCTACAACACAAGGTGTCTATACTCCTACAATTACAGTTCATGATAGTGGTACTCCAAATGTATATACTTCTGGCGGATATGTTATTGATGTATTGTCAGGACCATCACTAATCAGCACCAGCAGTTATGATTTATTACAGCAAGCAACACTGGGTATTGCACAATTAAAAACTAATTTGTATGGTATACCTACATTGAGTAAACCAATTACTCGATCAGGGTCCGCTGGTGGAAAAATATTAGCCAGCCAGTGGACTGCATTGTACAATGACATCGAACAATGTAATATTCACCAAAATGGTGCGAGTGCAGTTGCAACTCCTGTCATCGCTACAACTGGATCAACTATATTTGCTATTTCCACAACTACATTATTGGCAAAAGTTGCATCACTTACAACAAATTATAAAACAGTCAGTGCTGATCAATTATCACAATTAAGCCATACATATAGTTTCACAACATCTACACAAACTATATTTGGTTACACATATAGCTGGCCAAGCACTGCTATTGCACAAAACTTTTTTAACTTAGGTGGCAGTTTCACAACAGGATTTGACAGCACTAAATTTGATGTGAATAACTATCAAGGCACAACTCCTGTAACAGTAAACGGTTCAGGCGGTATTGCACCACCTGGAGTAACTGGCGGTACAATTCAAGTGTTTATTGAAAGTGTAGGCAATCAAGTTAGTGTGTTATTACAATGCACACCTACATCAGGATCTATAACAGTTAACGGTAATATATATTGTAACATTAGCAATGCGTTAACTGGTGGACTAGCCGCAGTTACTCCTAACATTCAAGTGGCCAATAACAATGGTTTAAATGCAACTCCTAGTGGTGCATTGGCATTGTATGGTAATCAAACTGGTAGTCAATCATTCCAATTAACTGCTGGTGCATCGCCTATTGTTATAAGCAATGTGACTCCAGTAAATGATCCTACACAACCATCTCTAACATTTGGTTGGACTAATCCAGGAGTTATTGCCCCAAACACATCAAAGACTCTTACAGTTACTTGGGCAAACAATAATGTAAACAGTGGTGGCGGATTTTATAACAACAGTATTGTTGTTGCATCTAGTGACTTAGTCAATCCATCACTTACTATATCTACCCCAATACAAGCATACTTTGGTATAACCGCAACTCCAAGCGTTAGCATTAGTGGGTCTGCTACTGAATCTTATTATATTCCGTATACCATTACAGGCTATGGTGGACAATTAAATCCATCTACTGTGGCTGCAACAGTTTCAGGTTCTGGTTATCAAGTATTGCCAACAACAGTTCCACAAAATTATGGATATGTCAGTGTACCAGCAAGTGCCCAAACCGCAATAGGATTAAACACTTTGTTGGTTGGTAATGGCACAGCATCAGGAGTAGCGACATTTAGTGCATCAGATACTTCAGGAGATTACGCAACTACAACATCTAACATTTCTCTAACTGTTAATGCAACAGATAGGAACTTAGGCACTTGGTTAAGCCCATTAGATGCTAACAATGCAGTAGTTGGCATGAGCTATGATATTATCAATGGTCAGCGTTGTTTGACTATTGGTGTTGGTATGGGTTCAGGTGGTAGTTATCAAATGGCAGTATCACAGGCTATTTGGAAATCTCCAGCAATATATGTTAATCATTCTATTAAACAATTAAATGGTAGGTTCACTGAAACTAATGCACCATTTGCTTATGCTGGTACTTCAACAAATTCAGCGTTCTTACCTGACTATGGTATTTGGAATGCTTCTACTGGAACCACTACATTATCAACTGGCAATCATCAGTTCTTAGCAAGAAGTGCAACTACTTATGCGTATCAACTAGATGCGACTGGTAGTGCATCTGTCACAATTGATGGAACTAGTCATCCTGTAGGTACTGGTACATTACCTTTAAGTGCAGGTTTCCATACGGTGTCTATTACATCTACTGATTCAGTAAATCCTAGTCCAGCAGTAGGATTTAGAATTTATGATCCAGCAGTAGGATACAACTCTTGGTCAACATTAGATGTTATAATTCCTAACTGGGCAGAAATATCTAGAGTTTACCTAACTGGTAATCCTCAAACATATCAAACCACACCTAACATTTACAATGGACGGCAAGCTCTAGGTCAGTCGTATTCATCCTTGTTTGTAAATGGCAGTATGTTCAGCATAAATGATAACGGATATGGTGATTTGAATATTACAATCAATGCACTAAATTCATTGACAGGCGATGCGCTAACAGATCAAACATTAGCCAATTTACCATATATATTCTATTACTATTCTTTATATGAAAATAGTCTACAATATAACTCACGTTATAGCCAATTAACACCAGGTGATAACAATACAACACCTTATTTTGCAGGATTTGACCGCAATGGTAATGTTGTTACTACAACGGTAGCTACCCCACAAGCATCATCTGGTAGTGGCAGTGATCCTTTCCAACAATTAGTCTTAGGTGAAATTGCTAGTATTCTTGCAGATATTGTAGCTGGCCAAATATTGCCTACCCTTGTATCTTATACCGTAGTAGATGGTGTGACTATTGTGGGCGGTGAATCAACTTTTAATGCCACAGGATCGTTGTTATATGATACTTACAACTATGTTGCTGGTGTTGGAGCAAATACGGTTGCCGCATCTGCATCAGCCGCCGCCGCACAAACATTAGCTGGATACGATACAGTTGGTGCTGCCGCTGGTTATATTGACGCAGGATACAGTGCGGCAGAAGCAGCCGCCTTGGCCGCAGAAGAAGCAGCCGCAGCCGCAGAAGCTGCCGCAACAGCCGCAGCCGTTGAAGTAACAACTGGTAGTGCTTTATTAGATGGTGTAGTTGCGATTGCCGCAGCCGCATCTTGCTTTACTGCTGATACAATAGTTACTATGGAAGATGGCACTACCAAACGCATTGATCAAGTTAAGATTGGCGAGCGTGTATACAATTACAATAAATCAAAACTTAATACAGTTAAATTTATTGAAATAGATATTACACCACAATTAATGTATTCACCTTCCGCTGACTACAAGGCATTTGCCACAACTAACCATCCATTGTACATTGATGGAGTGTTGAGTAGTATTGATCCAGACAAGAACTACAATGAGTATCCTTGGTTGGGTAAGAACAATCGTATTGTTCCTACCGAAGTTGTTGCTACAGAAGGCGCCCCGGTATATAATCTATGGCTTGATGGTGACCATACTTACATTGTTAACGGCTATGGAACACACAGCATTGTGGGTGATGGCGGATGGGCTAAGATATTAATTGAACAAAATATCATTACCAGAGAACGCATGGTTGAACTGTTCACAGAGTTAACTACCATTGACAAATATGCATCACACGGCATTTACAGTTTGAACAAACTATTGGGTTGGTTAAACATCAAATTGATTAACCATGTTGTTGGTGGAATACTAAACAGCACAGAGCCTACAGTGGCACGCCGAGCAGTTAAATCTGCTATCAAAGCATGTGGATTCGTCATGTGCAAACTAACAGGAAGATAAGCCAAACACTTGACTATCCCATAATATACAAGTATAATTACTGTATATGCCCAAGATTAATAAAGTAGATTTGGAATTGGTTAAGCAAGTTGAGTGGAATGGCAACGGCACTGCCTTTGACCTCGAACTCCAAAGCCTATCTGATGAATCAGAATTTATGATTGTCAATCCTTGGTTTGAAGATCAACTCTTGCATCACTACATAGATGACATCCCAAAAACAGATAAATGCGTTGTTTGGCAAAACAATGGTAATTGGGTAGCCAAATACTTCCGTAATTTATGGAAGCCAAACGATGGCTATGAATATATCGAACTAGTTCGTCCACATCTAGTTTGGAGGAAGAATCCAGATTTAGATAGAACTATGAAATTTGAAGAAGATATCTTTGGCAAATATATACCAGACCCCTATGAAAGCAGATGTGAATTAGTTTGGTATATTGATAACAGATTCAATCCTTCAGAAGACCATCGTGTATGGGCGTTCAAATGTAGCCCAGTAGGCAGTTCCACTCGAGGCTATAAAGATATGGGCGATGTTATTCCAGACATCAATGTTGAATTTAACAAAGATTTACCTGACTTTGGTTTGGATGTTTGGGATCTAGTGCCGCCTTACTACCATTTGGCTAATGAGTGCTATTATAAGTTAGATCATAAATTTGCACCTGGTGAGGATGTTTGGGTAGTAAAGTTTACGCCAGCATATAGAAAACCACTTCCTTCATTGTTTGTTGGAACTATTACTCCCGAACTACAAGTGACTTATAATCCTGAACTACCTAAAATGGATTATGGGTTAGATGATAGTTTTGGAATTACATGGGAATATTTAAAACACGAACATATTTGGATGCTGGATAAACGACACCAAGCAGACAGTGAGAAAGAGATTTGGGCAGTTAAGGTCAAAGCAATGAAAAATCCCAAGAAGAAAATCATTGTTAATTATGTTAGTCCTATTCCCAAGGAAGATATAAATCCAGACTTTGACAGCACAAACTTTTCAAAGGTCTACAAATACGATGTGCCTTATTATGATTTTAAGTACGACCATATTTGGAATTTAGATCCTAGATATACCACAGTGACAGATCCAGTTTGGGCAGTTAAGTTAAGATTTACTGAAGAAAACCTAGGTGACAAGTTTTTAGGAACTATTGAACCTGAATTGCCTCCTCTTGATGTTGTGTTCATCAGTTACAATGAGCCCAATGCAGAAGATAATTGGGCAAGGCTATTAGAACTAGTACCATATGCACAAAGAGTGGATGGCGTTGAAGGAATACTACAAGCACACAAAGCCGCAGCCAAATTGGCACAAAGTGACATGTTCTTTGTGGTTGATGGTGATGCTTATATTGAAAATGCTAGAGTATTTGATTATCAGCCGGATATATTTGATAGAGATTGTACCTTTATTTGGCACAGTCGTAACCCTGTTAATGATTTGGAATATGGCTACGGTGGAGTTAAGTTATTCCCCCGTAAGGCAGTAATCAAAGCTCGCACTTGGAAGACTTTGGATTTTTCTACAACTGTTAATGAAAAGATCAAAGTAATTGAAACAGTGAGTAACATAAATCAATTTAATGTAGATGCAGTAACAACTTGGCGTAGTGCCTTTAGAGAGTGTGTGAAATTATATTCATCTGGCACAGAAGAAAATTTAAAACGATTAGAAGTTTGGAAATCAACAGGACTGCAAACAGAGTTTGGCAAGTATGCAATAGCAGGTGCATATCATGCTATTGATTTTGTTGATGATTGCCCAGACGAACTTGCAAAGATTAACGACCGAGCATGGCTCGATGAACAATTTAAGAAACTAAATGAATAACGACCTCATAACCAACAAAGAAGCAATAATTAATAATCCTTCGTTTTGTATGCTTCCTTGGATGCATATAAACACCACGCCCATGGGAGATGCACAGCCATGCTGTATATCAAATCCTGCGTTTAAAGTTGGCAATTCCAATGTTAATTCATTAATGGAGATTGTAAACTCTGAACCAATGAATAAGATGCGTTTGGACATGCTGGCTGGCAATAAACATTCTGCTTGCAATACCTGTTACAAACATGAGGAGCATGGCATTGGCAGTTTTAGAGTAACAGTTAATAGAGATTATGGAGAGTTTTATAGATCCCTTGTGCCATTTACAAATGCAGATGGATCGTTACAAGACTTTAAAATGAAATACTTTGATATTCGTTTTAATAATATCTGTAATATGAAATGCCGCACTTGCAACGAAACATTCAGTAGTCAGTGGGAGTTAGAGAATAAGCGTATCAATATACATACTGCTCCTAAGCACAAGAACAATAATAAGCAGTTCCTAAAAGAAGTATTGGATCAAATACCCAATATCCAAACAGCGTACTTTGCTGGCGGCGAAACATTAATTACTGAAGAACATTATATTATGTTAGAGGAAATGATACGACAAGGCCGTACAGATATTGCTCTAATGTATAATACAAATCTTAGTAATTTAAAATACAAGAACAAGGACTTGTTGGACTTGTGGAGTAAGTTTACACACAATATCTCTGTTAACGCCAGCATTGATCACTTTGGTAAGAGAGCAGAGTATATTCGTAACGGCACAGTATGGCCTGACATTGAGGAAAACTATAAGAAGCTACAACAGATACCCAATCTTGTATTGGGTATTAATACTGTATTGAGTGTATATAACTTCTTAACATTAGATACATTCTATCAGTATTTGTTTGATCAAGGCATGTACAAGCCAGGTAACTTGACCAATGGCATTTACAAAATGACATCGCCCAGCTATTTGAGTCCGCTAATTTTGCCTGCCAAATACAAAGAAGAAGGCATTGATCGTATTCG